TGCATTTCAACAAACTGACGAAGTAGGTGCATCAGGCACTTATGCTGAAGGTGGTGGTGCGTTAACATCTGTTACGCCAACATTATCTACAGACACTGCTGTTTGTGATTTTAGTGACATATCTTTTACAAGTGCAACTATTTCAGCACAAGCTGCTGTAATTTATAATAGTTCAACTGTATCTGGTTTAACTACAAATGCGTCTGTTTGTGTCTTAGATTTTGGTGGAGTAAAATCTTCAACTTCAGGAACATTTACAATTACGTTCCCTGCTGCTGAAGCAACTGCTGCAATTTTAAGAATCGCATAAGGAGATAAATTATGGCCTCTATCCAAGGATGGGGCCGAGAAACTTGGAGCAGTGGTGCATGGAACCAACAAGCACCTGTTTCTGTTACAGGTAATGGCCTCACGTCATCTCTCGGTACTGAGACAGTTGCGACTGATCAGATCATATCTGTAACTGGCATTGGCTTAACCTCTGCATTAGGCACTGCTACTGGTACAGGTATTGCTGAAGTTAATCCAACTGGCATTGCTCTTACTTCTTCGTTAGGAACACCAAGTCCTCAAACAGATCAAAATATATCTGTAACTGGTATAGGAATGACTTTGTCACTAGGTGATGAGTCAAGCTCAGTTACAAAAACAACTGGTTGGAACCGTGACACTGACATTAATACAGGTAATCCTATTGGATGGGGTGATCAACAGTGGAATGCAACAGGTGGTTCATTTGCTCTTACAGGTCAAGCTTTAACAGCTTCGTTAGGAACTCCTGCTCTTTCTACCAATCAAAATATCTCTGTTACTGGATTATCAACCACATCATCTTTAGGAACTTTCTCTGTATCAGGTGATGCAACAATTACTGTTGTTGCAGCAAGTGAACCTCAACTTGATATTTCTTTAGGCACTGAAACTGTACAAATTGGTAAGACAGCTTTTCCTACTGGAAATCAATTAAATGCTTCGCTTGGCACTGTTTTAACATCTATTGAATTGACAGGAATTGGCATGACCTCAAGCATGGGTCAAGCTACGCAAGAAACTATCTATGAAGCACCTAGTGTTTCTGCTACTTCGTCTGTTGGATCGCCTATTATATCAGGAAGTTCTACTTTGACACTTACTGGCGTTTCTGTTACAAGTAGCACTGGAACTCTAGGAGGCACTTTTTGGAACCAAGTAGATGATTCCAACTCGGATATAAGTTGGACCGAAGTCCATAAAGCCGCATAAAAGTTTTGACAAACTTTAATTTAAATATTACAAATTATATAGGAGATTAAATGAGTTCAACATATTCAACAAGTTTGAGAATAGAGCTTCAAGCTTCAGGAGCAAATTCTGGCACTTGGGGAACTATTACGAACAACAACTTTTCACAATCTTTAGAATTTAGTATTGCTGGTGTGGTAGATGTTGCATGTGGCGATAATGCTGTAACAACCTTAACAAACGCTGACGGACCACAATCACAAGCAAATAACCAAGCAAGAAATGCTCATATAAGACTTACAGGTGCACATGGTGCAGTAAGAATAGCTCAATTCCCAGCTACTCAAAAAGTTTATTTAATTACAAACGCTACAACAGATTCAGGATCTTCTGGTCCTTATGCAATGACTTGTAGATTAGGATCTTCAGGTAATACACTTTCAATAGCTAACGGCACAACTCGTCTTGTTTCTACAGATGGCACAAACTGGTATGATGTTTTTTCTTTGGCTGGTTCAATAGACCTACAAGGTCAAGAATTAGTAATGGATGCGGATGCAGATACAAGTTTAACTGCTGATACAGATGATCAAATAGATATTAAAATTGCAAACATTGACGTTGCAAATGTTACTACAGCTAACTCAGGTGATTTAGTAGTTACCAACGCTGTTCAAGATAAAGATATAACTTTCAAAGGTGATGATGGTGGATCACCAATTACTGCTTTAACTTTAGATATGTCTGATGCAGGTAAAGCTACCTTTAATGGTGTAGTGGATGCTGACGCAGGTGTTACTATCGACAATATTACAATTGATGGAACAGAGATTGATCTATCAAGTGGTGATTTAACATTAGATGTTGAAGGCGATATTATTTTAGACGCTAATGGTGGCGATGTAATATTCCAAGATGATGGAACAGTTATTGGTCATATTACAAACAGCTCAAGTGATTTAGTTATAGAATCAAAAGTATCCGACAAGGATATGATATTTAAAGGCAATGACGGTGGATCTGGTATTACAGCCTTAACACTTGATATGTCAGGTGCTGGTGCAGCTACTTTCAATAATGATGTAACAGCTTTTTCTGATAAAAGATTAAAAACAGATATAAAAAATATTGATAATGCATTATCTAAAGTAATGAAAATGCAAGGTGTTTACTATAAAAGAAATGATATAGAGAATGCTAAAGAACAAGTTGGAGTATTGGCTCAAGATATGGAAGAAGTTTTACCTCAAGTTGTGTTAACAGCAGATGACGAAATTAAAACAAAATCCGTTGATTATGGAAAAATATGCTCTGTTTTAATAGAATCTATTAAAGAGCTTAAAGCAGAGATTGACCAATTAAAAGGAAAATAAAATGGCAGTCCCTTCAAGTGGAGCAATATCAATACAAGATCTTGTCGATGAATTTGGGGGTTCTAGTCCTCATTCTATAAGTGAATACTACAGAGGTGGGAGCCTTGTTCCAGATGTTTCTGCAAACAACAGTGTTCCTACATCAGGAGAAATATCACTAACAGATTTTTATGGAGCGGTTAACGCTACTTTTATCGCTGCTTCAGGTGGCACAGAAACTACCAGTGGCGATTACAAAATTCACACGTTCAATTCTAATGGAACATTTACTGTTAATTCTGTAGGTAATTCAGCAGGTTCTAACACCGTAGAGTATTTAGTTGTAGCTGGTGGCGGTGGCGGAGGTTATCGTCAAAATGCTGGTGGCGGTGGCGGCGCGGGTGGTTATCGTACTGCGGCAGGTTTAAGTGTTTCAGCTCAAAGTTATTCTATCACTGTAGGTGGTGGCGGTGGCGGTTCAAATGCAAATCAAACACCAGGAAGCACTGGAAGTAATTCTGTTTTTTCTAATATCACTTCTGCTGGTGGTGGCGGAGGCGGTTCAGGTTTTGGAAATAATAATGGTAATGCAACTAACGGTGGTTCAGGTGGCGGTGGTTGGGCTATTGATGGTAATGCATTTAGTAATACACCAGGTTCAGCATCTCCTGCTGGACAAGGAAACGCTGGTGGCCCAGGAACCAATGTAAGTAACTATGGACAAGGCGGAGGCGGCGGAGGCGCTGGCGAAGCTGGAAATACCGATGGTGGTGGTTACGGAGGAGATGGTTCAACATCTAACAATATTCAAGGAGACACTACAGCAAGAGCTGGTGGCGGAGGTGGAGGTAGAGATTCTAGAGCCCCTTCTTTAAACGCTCCTGGCGGTACTGGTGGGGGCGGTCCTGGAGGATATAGTTCAGGGGGAACGTCAGGAACATCAAACACTGGTGGAGGCGGCGGTGGCGCTGCATTTAACACTAATTCTGCGGCCGCTGGTGGTGGTTCAGGTGTTGTAATAATTGCTTATAAGGTACAATAATGGCACACTACGCAAAATTAGATAAAGATAATATAGTTTTAGAAATAAATGTTATTGATAATGATCAAGAGACATCTTTAGGTGAAGCTGGAATTGTATCTTGGCTTAATGCAAATTTTAATAATCAAGGGGTTCTTGGTGGTGTTACGTGGAAAAAAACATCTTATAACACAAGAAAAGGAAAACATTATGAAAATGATAATGAAACAGAATCATCTGATCAAAGCAAAGCACTTAGAAAAAATTATGCAACAATAGGTGGTACATACGATGCAACTAGAGATGCTTTTATAGATCAAAAACCTTATGATTCATGGGTTTTGGACGAGTCAACCTGTGCTTGGGATGCTCCTGTAACATATCCTGATGATGGTAAAGATTACAATTGGAATGAAGAAACCAGATCTTGGGACGAAATTACTTAAAAAAAATTAAAAACAATAACTATTCTAGTTTTTGTATTTGAAGTTGTAGCATTTGTGTGTTTTAAATAAGTTGGAAAAATAGCAAATCTATTCTCAATACTTTCTACTTCAGTTCCATCTTCAAACTTTGTATATCCGTTATTTGTGTTTAGATAATAAACAGCAGTAAAACTATTTTTAAATTGTTCTTCAACAAAATCATTATGATAAGGAAGAATTTCATACGTAGTTTTTGTTTTAAGAGTTAAATTCGACTTTATTCTTATTAAAGCCCCTAAACTTAATTGTTTTTCTAGTTTTCTTATAAAAAGGGGTTCGATAAGTTTTGAATAAATTGTACTATTTGGTTTATTTAAATAATAAATGTTGTGAGTAAATTGAAAGTTATCAGGGTTTTCGTTCTTTCCTCCAACTATTTGATCTTGATAAAACCAAGGAAATTCATTGCTCGCTATATGTGATTGAAGTTCTATAAATTCATTCTTTGATAAAAAATCGTCTATAATTTTTATATTTTTATTCATAATTATTTTTGGTAAAAGTCATACCACCCCGTGATTATTGTTTTTTCTTTTGTGCAAAATTGTCCTTTATGTGTAAAAGTCCAATCAGCTGGCCAAATTAAAATTTTTCCTTTTTCTGATTTAGAAATATAATTTTGATGTAAAAATTCTGTTCCACCTTCATCTTCAAAGTCGTCACAGTACATCATCCATACTAGGTGACGATTTTTTATAGGACCAAAACTTGTAAGTCTTTCACAATGCCACTCGTAAAATCCTTTATTAGGTTTATAATTTTGAATGTTAAAGGTATTAATTGTAAAAGGATCTCCGTTATTACACCATGGATATTTTTCCATATATTCTTCTAAAACAACTTGTAATTCTTTTAATAAATCAGACACAATATCAATGTTTACTGACTTATCTAAAGTAAAACATATGTCTGTACTATCTTTAATATTTTTATCTTTCATGATTCCGTTTTCTGATTGATAACCTGCTCCTTTTCTATGATAGTCAGAATTTTTATAGAAATAATCTTTTATTCTTTCTGGTAAAGTTTTATCTTTTATAAAATTAGAATAAATAAAATCAGGCATTAATTATTTCCATGGATGGCCTACTGTCCAACTTACTAAACTATGTCTTATTCCTTTAGTAATAGGTGTAACACGGTGAAAAATAAAAGATGGAAAAACAACAATAGATCCTTGTTCTTTTATTTCATCACATACTTTTACATTTGAACTTTCTTTAGTTAAATTTCTAAAATCAAATTCTAAATTTCCTCCTTCATAATCACTTGGTTTTGATAAGTTAATAATAGAGCTAAGTTTTCTAATTTTACCTTCAAAATTTGGATGCACATCTTTAAAAGGAAAAGGTGTACTATCTTGATGCCAATCATAAAATTCATTCAAACCGTATTGAGTAAACTGCATAGGTTCTGTATGAGTAAATTCAAAATTCCATGTCGTTTTTATGTTTGCTTCAGCAATTAATGGATGAATTATATCATAAATCCATTTATCAGAAAGAAAACAAATTTTAGATGTTCTGTGTTTTTCTTCTAATTCCGTTTTTTGTGATTGATCATTTTTATCTTTACCAGGATAAATTGTTCCTTTTGTTAAATTATTATTTAAACCTAACTTTATAATATCATTACATACCTCTTCAGGAATTTGTTTCTTAAAATAATAATAATGATCGTCTAAAGTCATTGATTTAAAATTCCATTTTTAATGTGAAGAGTATAATCACCAGGCCTGTTTGGCATTAATAAAGACTCATTTAATT